TGGTAACGTATGGGGTGGTGGTAACCCAACTACTCTATCTGACTTTGATAGCATCATCTCTCGTCTTGACAAGCAGGGATCTATTGAAGAGAACGTAATCTTCGTTAACAGAGCATTCAGCTTTGACATCGATGATATGTTGGCAGCTCAGAACAGCTACGGTGCTGGAGGTACTTCTTATGGTCTATTCGACAACGATGAGAAGATGGCCTTGAATCTTGGATTCACTGGCTTCCGTAGAGGTTATGACTTCTACAAGTCTGACTGGAAGTACTTGAACGATCCTACCATGCGTGGTGGCTTGCCTACTGGTTCTACTGCAACTGGTACTGTAACTGGTCTATTGGTACCTGCTGGTTCTACCACTGTGTACGATCAGATTCTTGGTAAGAACGCTAAGAGACCATTCTTGCACGTTCGTTACAGAGCTTCTGAGACTGAAGATCGTAGATACAAGACTTGGATCACTGGTTCTGCTGGTGGTGCACAGACTAGCGATCTAGATGCAATGGAGGTTAACTTCTTGTCTGAGCGTTGTGTATGTACCTTGGGTGCAAACAACTTCGTGTTGTTCAGATACGGAGCCTAATTGTAAATAATGGAGGGGCCAATTGGCTCCTCCTTTAATCTTTAAATAAACAAGACAATGGCAAAGAAAGTAATGGGACCTGGTCCTAAGAAAGGCACACCTGTTAAAGGACCTATTTATAATGCAACTAGAAGAGCTCCATTGATGGAGGTTGGTGTAGGTAAAGGACAAAAAATGTCTGTGGATACCACTAGCATGAGCAAGCCTGACCCTAAAACATTTAACTTTACTATCACTGGTCCTGATGGATCTGTTGTAAGAAAGGGTAACTTGAGTCAAGGAATTGGCAAGATGGCTGCTCAAGATTTAGTAAACAAGCTTAAACTTAAGAAGGGTAAGTAATAATTAACTGAGGGGGTCGCTGTGGCTCCCTCTATTTTAAATCTTTAAATTTAATCAAATGAAAAAATCAGTAACAAGTTCTGACAAAGTCTACAAACTTAAGGGAGAGTCTGCTCCTTTATCTTTTACTCTACCATCAAGAAATACTAGGAGATATCCTCTACTTTACTTTGATGAAGAGAATAATGTTAACAGACCACTAAGGTATGCCATCAATCAGAAGTCTCCCTTTGAGGACGAGCAGGATGGCAATGCAATTGTAGAGCCAATCATCTTTGAGAATGGCTTCCTATCAGTTCCAAGAAACAACCCAGTACTACAGCAGTTCCTTCACTACCATCCACTAAATGGCTTGGCATTCATTCAGGTTGATTATGAGAGAGATGCGGCTAAGGAAGTAGAGCAACTTACATCTGAGGTAGATGCATTGATTGAAGCACGTCAACTTAGTGTTGATCAGCTTGAGACAATTGCTAGAGTATTGTTCAGTAAGGACCCTAATAAGTTTACAACATCTGAACTTAAGCGTGATATCTTAATCTATGCAAAGAGAGATCCAAAAGGATTCTTGAATATCCTACGTGACCCAATGCTAAAACTTCAAGCAAATATTCACGTGTTCTTTGAGAACAAGTTATTGGCATTCAGAAACAATAACAAGGAGGTGTGGTTTAATACCCCATCAGTGAAGAAAAAAATGCTTACTGTATCCTATGGTGATGACCCATACTTTGCCGTGGCTCAATTCCTAAAGACAGATGATGGCATCGATGCTTTGAAAATGCTAGAAAATAATTTAGATTTGTAACAGAGTTTATAGTTTGATGGTTAAAAATGGGGGTGTAATAACACCCTCTTTTTTTTTGTTTATATTTGTAAAAAGACTAGAATGATCAACTCAGTTAGAAATACCGTATTGGCAATTCTGAATAAGAATAACTACGGATACATCTCACCTTCTGACTTCAACCTGTTTGCCAAGCAGGCACAGCTAGAAATCTATGAAGAGTACTTTTCTGGGTATAATGACTTAGTTAATAAGGAGAATGCCCGTGTCGCTGGAACAGATTACGCTGATCAGAAGAAGGCTTTAGAGGAGGCAATAGAACTATTTGCAGTTACATCAACACTTACTCAGGTAACTGCGGCTTCGAATAGATACTACCTACCATCGGTAACTACCACTGGGTTTGATTACTTTATGCTCAATAAGGTTTTGTGCTACGATGCTTCAGGTGCTACTAGGGTATTCAAAGCAGAGGCAGAGAAGGTTACTCATGGAAAGATTACCATGCTAGTGAACTCTAACTTGACTGCTCCTACTGAAAACTTCCCAGCGTATACGCAGGAGGGTAGCATACTAACGGTATACCCATCAACGATTAATCTTCCTAACGAGGTAGATGCCAATTACTTTAGATATCCTAAGGACCCTAAGTGGACATTCACTACACTAACTAATGGTGAGCCAGTGTTCAACCAGTCTCCTGGTTTAGGATACCAAGACTTTGAGTTGCCTATCGAGGATGAAATAAAATTAGTTTCAAAGATTCTTCAGTACGCTGGCATGTCTATTCGTGAGATTCAGGCAGCTCAGTTCGGTGGTGCTGAGGAACAAAAACAATCACAATAATCATGGCATACATCACTCAAGAGAAATACTACGAAAATAATGGGGTTGCTCCTAGAGATGCAAACTGGGGATCATATCAGTATGTTAGTCTACAGGACATTGTCAACAATTTCTTGTTGATGTATTCAGGCAATCACTCATTAGTAAATAATGAAGAGCGATATAAAATTTTGTTTCATGCCAAGAGAGCAATACAAGAACTAAACTATGATGCGTTTAAGCAAATAAAAGTTCTTGAGCTTACTGTGGATGATACGCTTAAGTATATTCTGCCATCAGACTATGTGAATTGGGTTAGGGTAAACCTATACAAGGATGGATACCTAAGACCATTGACTGAAAACATTCAGGTGCTTTCTGCTAAGGCGTACTTGCAGGACAACACCGGTAAGATACTATTTGATAATCAGGGCAATGCATTGTCTCCTGAGTTTTCTGAGATTGACTTGCAGAGATTAGAGGGTGTTAAGAAGAGTATTTACTTGAACCCTCAGAGTGCTTATGATGGTCAGGAGGGTTGGAACCTAGATGGCAATTGGTATTTTGAATATGGCATTGGTGCTAGATATGGTCTTAATAATGAGACTGCTAACTTCAATCCTACATTTAACATTGATGCCAAGAGTGGTGTAATTAACTTTAACTCAGGAATGTATGGCGAGTCAGTGATATTGGAGTACATATCAGATGGCATGGAGAATGGTGACGATTTAAGTATTAGCGTAAATAAATTGTTTGAAAAGTTTATTTATTCGTACATTACGTATGAGATTCTAAATGCTAAACTTGGAGTTCAGGAATATATTGTGAACCGTGCAAGAAAAGAGAAGACTGCTCTTTTGAGAAACTCTAAAATCAGATTAAGCAACATTCATCCAGGTAGACTATTGATGAACCTACGTGGCATGGACAAGTGGTTGAAATAATATGGCGAATATTACAAGGAATTTCATAGCTGGTAGAATGAATAAAGTCGTTGATGAACGACTTGTTCCTGATGGAGAGTATATTGATGCTCTTAATGTTCGCATGGGTTCTACTGAGAACTCAGAGATTGGTGTTATTGAGAACACTAAAGGGAACACCAAGTTAACCACAATAAAGTACATTAACGGAACAGCACTTAGTGCATCGGCTAGATGTATAGGTACTATAACTGACAATACAAACGAAACTATCTATTGGTTTATTCATGACCCAAACTTCCCGGTAGGTGCTACAGGCAAGCTTGACATGATTGTATCGTTCAATGTGTACAACAACATATTGACATACCACTTGATTAGCATCAACGATGGAGGCGGTGAGAATACCACGCTAAATTTTAACCCAGGATATCTTATCACAGGGGTAAACATTATTGATGACTTGATATTCTTTACCGATGATTACAATCCTCCAAGGTTCATAAATAGACTTAAGAACTATCCTGATCCTGTGGGAAACATAGACCAGTTTAGTGCTGAGTCTATTCTTGTTATCAAGAAACCACCAGTAGAGTCTCCTAGTATTCAGTTGATAAATACTGGGAATGAGGAGAATTTCTTGGAGAACAGATTCATTTGCTTTGCATATCGATATCTTTATGAGGGCGGAGAGTACTCTGCTACATCTCAGTGGTCTGCTCCTGCGTTTCAGCCTCAGCCATTTGACTTTAGTATTAATAGTTACCTCAATGAGGGGATGCAGAACCAGTTTAATACTGCTATCATAACTTACAATACAGGTGGACCGCTTGTTGTTGGCATTGACTTATTGTTTAAGGACACCACTAGCAATGTGATTAAGGTCATTGAGAAGCTTAACAAGGCTGACCTTGGTCTATCAGACAATACAAACTATACATTTACATTTACAAATAGTAAGATATTTACTGTACTTCCTGAAAGTGAGTTGCTTAGATTGTACGACAACGTACCATTGCTCGCTAAGGCACAGACCATCATGGGTAATAGACTCATGTATGGCAACTATGTTGAGGGGTATGACATGGTAGACATCAGTGGCAATCCTATTGACCTAGAGTATTCTACTGAGTTGATATCTGAGGAGATTGGTGTTACTGAGGTAGTAGATACACTTGGCACAGGT